GATGGTGATTTTGTTAGATTTAGATATGGACTACCTGAAAAAATAGGTGGTTGGAATCAATTAACAGCTGCATCAAAAACATTACCAGGAGCAGCTAGAAAACAACATGCTTTTACTTCTTTTGCAGGTGAAAAATACACAGCTATTGGAACGTCTCAAGGTTTGTTTTTATATTATGGTAATGATTTTTTTGATATTACACCGTTAGATACAGCTATTACAGGATGTACCATAACAACTGTTAATGGTTCAAATACTGTAACTATAAATAAAGGATCTCATGGTTTGGCTAAAGGAAGATATGTAACCCTTTCAGCTGTTACAGTAACAGGTGCTTCAGATTATACACCAGCTGAATTACAACAAGTTTATGAAATATTAACTGTTCCTGATATAGACAAGTTTACGATACAAGCTTCAAGAGCAGAAGGAGGAACAGGTATGACTGCAGCGGGTGCAGCAACTGTTAATCCTTACGTTGAAGTAGGTCCTACTTTTCAAACTGCAGGCTATGGTTGGGGAACTTATCTGTGGGGAAATTCTACTTGGGGAACGGAACGAACAGTAAGTAACGTGATTCTGGATCCAGGCAACTGGAGCCTTGATAATTTTGGTGAAGTTCTTGTCGCAACTATATTTAATGGTAAAACTTTTACTTGGGATGCTGGAGCCACAACTCCTAGAGCTAACAGAGCTTCCCAGTCAACAACTAATTTTAACACTACAAACAATCCAACAGCTACAAGAATTTCTATTGTATCAGATAGAGATAGACATTTATTTCATTTAGGTACAGAAACAACTATAGGTGATCCTACAACACAAGACCCTATGTTTGTAAGATTTTCTAACCAAGAAGATTTAAATACTTATGCACCAACAGCAACTAATACTGCAGGGACTTTTAGATTGGATACCGGTAATCAAATTAGAGCAGCTATACAAGGTAAAGATTATATCTTTGTAGCAACTGATCTTGCAGCTTATGTAATTCAATTTGTTGGTCCGCCATTTACTTTTTCTGTTAGACAAGTTGGTACTAACTGTGGATGTATTGGTCAACACGCTATGTCTTATGCAAACGGTGCTGTATGGTGGATGTCAGCAGAAGGTGGATTTTTTGTATACGATGGTACAGTCAAAACATTACCATCCCTTGTAGAAGATTTTGTATTTAGCACGGATGGAGATAATTTAGGTATTAACTTAAACTCAAGAGATGTTGTGCACTCTTCACCTAATTCTTTGTATACAGAAATAAATTGGTTTTATCCTAAGTCAGGGTCAGATCAAATTGATAGATGTGTAACTTATAATTATAAAGAAAATGTTTGGACAACTTCATCATTAGCTAGAACTACATACACAGATCAAGGTGTGTTTAATGCTCCTTATGCAACAGAATATACTAAAACAGCCACACCTGTATTTCCAGATATATTAGGTATTACAAATTTATATGGAGCTAGTATGTACTATGCTCATGAAACAGGTACTGATCAAGTCAACAGTACAGGCACAACTTCTATTGATGCATTTATTAGATCTGGAGATTGGGATATTACTTCAAGTAAGAGCGCCTTGGGTCAGGCAACAGGAATTGTAGATTACAGAGGTGATGGAGAATTTTTTATGTCAGTTAAACGATTTATACCTGATTTTAAATACCAAACAGGTAATGCTCAAGTAACTTTATTTGTAAGTAGTTATCCAGATGATGTAGCAGTAAGCTCACCACTTGGACCCTTTACAATAACTTCTACAACTGATAAGGTAGATACAAGAGCTCGAGGCAGATTAGTTTCTGTACAGATAGCCAACACAGCAGTAGGTGAGTCATGGAGATATGGCACACTTAGATTAGATGCACAACCAGACGGAAGAAGATAATGGCAATATATTTTGATCAAAATGGAAATTTAGTAGACACAGAGATAAACGAAAGCTCTAATGTTTTCATGGAAGATCCCACTGAAAATTTTTATCAACCACAAATGAATATAAGTGCTACTCAAGATTTTTATCAACCACAAATGGATATAAGCCCTAATCAAGATTATTACGCTCAAAGAAATTTTATTAACGCTCCTCAAAACTATTATCAACCTAACTTAAATACATTAGCAGGTTTGGATATGAATAAATTTCAAGGTGTAAGTGACATGAGTATGATAGATGAAACAACTAACGATGAGCAAAGTCAAGAATATATTGATCAGGTTAACCAAAATAATGAAAGTGGTATTATGAGACTTTTAAAAAATCTTCCAACTTTTACAAATTTAGCTGGAAAAATACTACCTCAATCAACTCCTGAAGCTATTGCTTTGAGAAATTTTTATGGTAGTCAATACGGTTTAACACCTACAGGTGCTGTTGGTTCAGGTATTATGAAAGGCTATAACCCTGTATCTGGTGGTTTATTTGGCCAACCTGCAAAGGTTGGTTTAGCAGGAGCTATACAAGAAAGAATTGAAAATATATTAGGAAGAGATGCACCACAAACAGATGCGAGTATAGACAAAGTAGCAGAGTTACAAGGATTACAATTAGCAGAAATGAGAGATAGATATGAGACTGGGGAAAGTTTAGGATCAATTGGTGCATCTACATTTAGTGGACCAGGTATGGCATTTGCAGAACAACCTGGTGGTAGCATAAATGCAGATACACCTCAAGAAAGAAACTATGGTGGTAGGTAATGGCCAAGATTACTAACTACATACCTGAACCAAAAGAAGAATATGATGTAGATAATCAAAGACAGATTATGGAGTCTTTAAATACAATGAAACAACAACTTAATTTTTCTTTTCAACAAGACTTGAAAAACGAACTAGATACGTTTAATTATTTTTTATCATGACAATACAATATAAGAGTGAATCATTTGATTTAACTACTACTAACTTAACTACAGTATTAACTATATCTACATCAGCTGTGGCGATTGTAAAAACAGTACAAGCCAGTCACCAAGATGTATCAAACGTAGATGTTGATCTATTTTTAAAAAAAGCTGGAGGCAGTAATGTAGAAGTAGGGCATGCGCAGCTTAATAAAAGTATGACAAATATGATAACTGACACCTTGAATTTAGAAGCAGGAGATGTTATAAAGATGCAAGCGGGGACAGCAGATGAAATAACAGGATTTGTTAGTTACGCACTTATAAACAGAGAGAATGAAAACGGATAACATACATAAAATAGATTGTACGACTATAACAACTTATAGAAATACAAGAACAGGTGAAACGTTTAAAGAGAAAGTAGAAGGATCTGATATTGTAACAGATGTTACAGTGCAGGTATCACCGAAAGGTTTGGATGTATTCCAGAAAGTAATGAAAAATGATAATCAGAAACCAAAACCCTAAAGGCGGAACAGAATTACAATTTGACTATTTAGAAAAATACGTCGATAAAAAATTATTAGATCAAGTACAGATTACAACTTCTGTACCTGAGAAAATTCCACTACATCCAACAAAGATAAATATACTTTGGCAAAAAAATTCTTATGACCAACCTAACTTAGCTCCTTGGTTTCAAGATAAATCTAATCATCACAAGTATGATTGGTATGTATTTAACTCTCATTGGACTTTTGAAAAATTTAGAATGTTATTTGATTTGCCATTAGAAAAATGTTTAGTAATTAAAAATGGTATAGACAAAATACAAAAGGCAAAACCTTATGAAAAAGATAAGCCTATAAAAATAATTCATCAGAACACACCTTGGAGAGGACTATCTGTTTTACTTGGTGCTATGCAATTAGTTAAAAACCCATTAATTACTTTAGATGTTTATTCATCAACAGAAGTATATGGTAAAGACTTTATGGAAAAAAATGATGATAACTATAAAGAACTTTATGAACAAGCAAAACAATTACCTAATGTAAACTACATAGGTTACAAACCTAATAGTTATATTAAAGATAACATGCATAAATATAATATGTATGCATATCCAAGTATTTTTGAAGAAACATCTTGTATATCTTTATTAGAATGTATGGCAGGTGGTTTATATTGTGTTACCACAAATTTTGGTGCATTGTTTGAAACAGGAGCTGAATTTCCTATGTATATTCCATATGATAACAATCATAGAAGACTTGCTATGAAATTTGCTTCTGCAATAGATGCTTCAGCAAATATATTACATGAACTAATGATACATAAACATATAGAAACTCAAGCTGATTACGTTAATGCTTACTACAATTGGAATAAGATAGGTACGTCTTGGACAAGATTTTTGACAGGAGCGATTAATGTCAAATCTAAATAAACCTATTTGGTTTAACGAAGAAAAAAAAGATGAAGGTGATACTAACGTCATTGAAATAAATGTAGGTGGTAAAGGTGGTAGATCTCCATATAGAATAATGGTTTGCACACCCTGTCATAGTGATGTAACCATGCATTACACACAAGCTGTTTTAAAATTTCAACAAGAATGTTTACAAAGAAATATATTAGTAAGCTTTACTTTGTTAAAATCTTCTTTGGTTACACAAGGTAGAAATCTATGTGCAGCTGAGATGTTAAACCATAAAGATAAGTATACACATTTATTGTTTATAGATTCGGATATTGATTTTAAATTTTCTACTATTGAGAAAAT